ATCATCGAACGCGAAGTGCAGAACCCGCTCAGGTTCGATCCAGCGACCGACGTGATGTCCACCGCACCAACGCCCTGAACACGTCCGGGTTCATGTCGCCCGGGTCCATCGCCATCAACTTCCCGGCAACCAGATCGCACTGCGCGTACCGGGCAGACACCGGGTCGTCCCCGTCCTTCGAGTCGTTCGACCACTTCTTCGCCAACCCCAACGCGTCCTTCACCGTCGTGTCCGGCCCGACCTCACCCGACTCGATCGCCGCCGGCAGCCGCCCGCCGGCCCAATGCCGCAGCGCGAACATCGCCTGCCACGGTCGCGGCAACTGATCCTGCACGGTGACCGGCAGCTCCCGGTACGCCAGGTAGATCGCGATCAGCCGTTTCGCCTTGTCGTAGCCGAACGGCAGCCGGTACTCGACCCACTCCTTGAACCCGCCCGGCGCGATCTCGCGGGCCTCCCACAGCAGCTCGCCGAGCCGCAGACACATCCGGTCCACGGCCTCGTACACCTCGGCCTCAATCTCGACGAGGCGACCGCCTGACGTATCATGCCGAAGGTGGAGGACGTTCCCCATCCCGGACACGGTAGCCAGATCGACCTCGAGGGCTACCGCTCTTGCCGCAACGAATGGTGCGGCCAGCTCGTCCTCGTCGAAATCGCGGAACGCACCCAAGGGCTCTGCACACCGTGCTTCCGCGGCCACCTCGGTCAGCAGATGGCCGAAGTCGAAGTGGTCAGTCGCGGCGACCGTGTCCACGTCCGCACCAGCGGCCGACGCAAGGACCAGACCGACAAGGGCGACCAGCAGACGAAACGGTTGACGGAGAAGGCCCGGCTGCGCGCACTCAAGCGTCTCCGAGGGGTGTTCCCCGACCTGTACGACGTGTTCTACGCTGAGGAACGTGCTCGGGTCGGACTTGACCCGTGGACGATCGACTCAATCATCCAAGAACCATCCGCGATGGACGCCCAGCAGACGATGGACTTCGCCCGTGTGTACCATCGCCTCACCGAGCACGGAGTAGATGTCGATGGCCCTGAAATCCAATCAGAGAACGAAGACACTGTCACGAGGCAACGAGGTCACGGCCGCGGCCGAAATCAACCTCGACACCCGTGACGGACAGAACTACACCCGCGCCACGGTGAGCACGTCGCGCCGCACCGGCGCCCGCCCCTGGAACTGGTACGACAACATCGGCGAAGTCCACTACGCCATCTCGCGTGCCGCCCGCATCGCCGGGTACGCCAAGTTGAAGTGCGTCCTGCTCGACCCGACCGGCGCCGTCGAGTCCACCGTCGACTCCGGCCTCGCCGCCGAAACCGTCGCACGCATCCAGTCCCCGTACGGCGGCACCCGCGGACTCATCGACCGGTTCTACACGCTGATGAAGGTGCCCGGCGACAGCTACCTGATTGACGTCGTCGACGAGGACGGAGACTCCGAGGGCTACCACTTCCTGTCCCCCGACGAAGTCGACGTGTCGTCGTTCTCCAGGTGGAAGCCGGGCAGCGGCCACCTCCGCTGGATCACCGTCCCGCACGCCCCGTCAGGCACCGACGGCGCCGGCACCAGCCAGTTCTACCGTGAGCTGAAAAACGACGACATGCTCGGCCGGGTCTGGATTCCGAACCGTCGCTACGTCGACATGACCGACTCTGCGCTCGCCGCCCTCGACGTCGAATGCGAAGCCCTCGATCTGCTCACCAAGACGATCAGGGCGAAGCTGATGTCGCGCTTCGCGCTCGCTGGACTCATGTTCCTGCCGGACACGATCGCGAACGCACGCGTCACCCGCAACCAGTCGCAGCTCGCCGGACAAGAGGTCGACAACACGGTCAACTACCTCATCGCGGCGATGACCCGGAACGTGAAGAACTGGGAGGACTCGACGGCCTACATGCCGATCCTGCTTCGCGGCCCGGCCGACGCCGGCGACAAGATCAAGCACATCATCATGGACCGCGAGGTGTTCCAGACGGACCTCGAACTTCGCTCCGAGCTGATCAACCGCATCCTCCAGGGTCTTGACTCGAATCAGGACACCACCAAGGGCACCGAAGGCCAGAACCATTTCAGCGCCTGGGCCGCGACCGACGAGGAGCGCCGAGTCGCCGTCCAGCCGGACCTCGAGTTCATGTGCTGGGCGATGACCCGGCTCGTGCTGCACCGTCAGCTCCAGGCCGACGGCATGGGCCCGGAGGAGATCCTCCGTCACGCCGTCTGGTACGACCTGTCCGCTTCGACGGTTCACGCCAACCAGCAGGAGGATGCCCGCCAGCTCGCCGACCGTGGCCTCATCTCGAACAAGGCATCCCGGCGCCTGTCCGGCGTTCGCGAAGAGGACAAGATCGAGGGCGACGAGTACGTGCGCTGGGTCGGTCAGCAGACGAAGAACGCTGTCCTCATGATGCACGGCCTCCCCGAAGACAAGACGATCGACTGGGAGAAGGCCATGCCTCAACCCGTCGTTCCCGGCCCTGCCCCCGACTCCCCCGCTGACGACTCAGAGTCCGGGCCCGGCGGCGGCGGTTCAGACGGGAGTCCCGACAAGATCGACACCAACACGCCGCGCTCCGAGCGGCCGGCATAGGAGATGAACTGATGCGCGAGACCTTTGGCAACATGCCGATGACGAAGCCGGAGGGGATGCTCCGGCAGATCGTCTTCCCCGAGCTGGCACTGATGGGTGTCAAGACCGGAGACGGTCGACTCCTCGAAGAGGCCGGTCGCGGCACGCGTGATCTGCCGCGCACCATCTACGGCCAGTTCATCAACGCCGAAGGCCACTCGCAGGCACCGGTCATCGGTCGCCTCGACGAGATCACGTTCGAGGACGGTGTCGCCTCCGGTCGCGGCTGGCTCCTCGACGACACCAACGGACGCGACGCCGTCAAGTACATCAAGACCCAGACGTTGCGTCACAACTCGGTCGACCTCGCCGAGGTGAAGGCACGCTTCGACTACGACCAAGAATCCGACGAGGTGAGCATCACGTTCACCGACTGGAAGATCGCAGCAACCACCCTCGTCGGCAAGCCGGCGTTCGCGAACGCAGCCGCATCCCTGCTCGAGGACGACGAAATCGTCGCGTCGTGGATGGACGAGGAAGGCCCGCTCGTCGTCGACCTGCCGCTCGTGATGACGATGGAACTCGCCGGTGACGAGATCATCGCCGACGGCACCCCGGTCCCGCCGTGGGACATGTTCCACCAGCCCGAGTCCGACAAGGCGCAGAAGCTGACCGTCGGCGCACCGACCGACGACGGCTGGATTCCCGTGTCCGGGCACCTCGCCCTGTGGGACTCATGCCACGACGGAGTCATCGGTCGCTGCACGCGGGTGCCCCGCCCCGACGACGACTACACGAGCTACAACAAGCCGGGCGTCCTCACCGACGGCGGCATCGTCGGCACCGGCCCGATCTTCCTCAACGGAGGCCACCGCAAGGCAAAGGACGGCGACTACATCTCGGCGTACGGTGGCGTCGAGAACGCCTGGGCTGACGTCCGGGTCACGGCCGGCAAGTTGGGTCCGTGGCTGTCCGGCTACGTCCGCCCCGGCATCGAAGACCAGCAGGTGCTCGCCGCCCGCGCCTCACGCATCTCTGGACACTGGAAGGGCAGCCGCTTGAAGGCCATCGTGTCCGTGAACGCCGAAGGATTCGACGTCCCCGGCGACGGCTTCTCTGTCGACGAAAACGGTTTCGTCGACGAGCTGGTCGCATCGTTCCCGGTGTGCGCCGACGACGCTGACGCACCAGCGCCCGACGCCCTCATCGACTTCGATCGCCTGAGCCTCGCGCTCGCCTTCGTCGACGAGGACGAGTAACCTGTCCCAACACGTTGCTGATCCTTCGTGCTGAACCGGCCCCCACCTCCGCCTGGTGGGGGCCGGTTCGCGCAGGAGCTTGCGTTTGAGCACATCAGGCAGGCAGCATGGCAACCAATACGCGACCTATGCCGAGGAGGCACCGCATGTTCCCCACAATCCCCGACAATCTGGAAGCCCTCTCGGCAACAGACCTTCGTTCGCTCGCCGGAGAGATCCGTGTGGCAGTCGAGGCCGTCAAGGCAAACACGGAGGCTTCGGCCGACGATGTGAAGCTGGCCTTGGATGCCGTCGAGATCCGCAAGCAGGTGCTCGAACTCGCGAAGGCGAAGGAAGCCCTCGCAGCGTCCGAACTCAGCGAGGACGACGAGGCCGAGCCCGTCGTCGAAGATCTCGCCGAAGAGGTCGTCGAGGAAGAAGTGATCGAGGAGGTCTCTGAGGAGGCAGCCACGGAAGACGCCCCGTCCGGCGATGAGGACGATCTCGAACCCGAAGTGGAGGCATCCGTGTCCAAGCCCGCAGCCAAGGTGCGTACCTCCACGGGTACGTCCGTCGCTCTCACCGAGGAGCCCAGCACCGGTGGGTTCTCCCCCGACAAGCTGCTCGCCCGCGGTGGCGTCACCGAGAAGACCGGCGGCGATGGGTTCGGCTCATGGCTCGAACTCGCCGAGACCCTCATCGACGTCGGCAAGTCGATGAGCCCCAGCTCGAACCAGAAGTTCCAGGTGGCCTACGTGCCCGGCAACTTCGACGAGAGCCACACCCTCGGAGAGAACTTCACGCAGAACCTGCGGAAGTTCGAGCCCGAGATCATGGCTGAGATGTGCGCCCCGGCCGAGCCCCAGTACGACCTCGACTGTTGGAACACCGACCGTCGCCCGGTCCGCGGTTCCCTCGCCGCCTACAAGCCGGACGCTCGTGGCGCCGTCTCGATCTACCCGAGCCCGAGCCTCGCCGACATCACCGGCCAGTCGCCGCTCGGCGTCGGCATCTGGGATAACGACGACGACATCTCGCTGCAGGGCACCGACCCGTCCTCGAAGGAATGCGCGACGATCGCCTGCGCCACGCCGACGCTGTACCGCCTCTACGGCGTGTGGCGCTGCCTGACCGTCCAGAACCTGCTGGCGATGACGTTCCCCGAGCTGGTCGAGGCATACCTCAACCGGCTCGCCGCCTCGCACGCCCGTCTCGCCGAGACGCAGCTCCTCGAGGCGATGGGCACCAACGCCGTCGCGGTCACCCAGTCGGACCTCGGCTACGGCTCGTCCGTGTCGATCACCTCGAGCGTCATGAACATGCTCGCCCTCCATCAGGAGACCGAGCGTTGGGACAACGGCGAGATGGACGCATGGATGCCTCGCTGGGTCCGGTACGCCATGAAGATGGACATCATCCGTCGCCGGTCGACGAGCGGCAACGGCATCTCGGTGCCGTCCGACGCGACCATCGACTCGATGTTCATGGACGCCGGCGTGACCCCGCACTTCTTCATCGACACCCCGTCGTGGGCGTCGGCGATCCCGGCAGTGCAGACCGGCGGCGTGCTCAACCTGCTGCCCTCCTCGGTCGAGATGGTCGTCGCTCCCCGCGGCAAGTTCGCCGTCATGGACCGTGGCGAACTGTCGATCGGCGTCACCGGCAACAACCTGTACCGCGACAACACGTCGAACTCGAAGAACCAGTTCACCTTCTTCTTCGAGAACTTCGAGGCGCTCGTGGACACGAACTCCTGCCCCGCCTACCTCTTGACCATCGAGGATCTCTGCCACAACGGCATCCAGATCGCCGATGAAGTCCTGAACTGCGACGGCGGCAACACCATCTCCTGATCACTGATCAGGAATCAGAATCCGTAATGGAGGGCCGGGCCGCACGTCGGCCCGGCCCTCCGTCATGAAAGGCCACCGCGATGGGGAGAATGTACGCCAGAGATTGGAGGGGCCGCTTCCGCGGCAGCGGCGGCGGTGGCCGGCGCGGCGCTTCGTCGACCAGACGCAAGAGTGGCGGTGGCCGCAAAGTGACCGTGTCCCAGTTGAAGAACGGGCGCAAGACGAGACTGAGCAAGAAACGGACCGTGCTGACCGGGTTCCAGACACGAGGAACCCTCAACCTGATCAGCGGCAACCGCGCTGGACAGAGACTGCGGCCAGGCTCGCCGATCAACGGCAACAAGAATCGTCGGTACGTGTCAAGAACCCAGACGGTCCTCTCCGGTGGCGCGAAGCTGACCGGAGGGCTGCTGTCGGTGAGCCCGGCAGGACGAACACACTCCGCAATCGTCAATCGCCGATCGGGCGGCAAACCGAAAGCCGGGTACATCGTTGAATACTCGAGCTGATCTCACCCACACGCCTCGCAGAACCACTATCTTCGGAAACCAGGAGTAACCCATGCCTCTTCGACACCTCATCTCACCCCCAGGAGTGTCACCCCGTTCGCTTGGGACACTCCTCGAGTCCACTCCGGCGTTGCCGCCCGACGAGATCAGCCCGGGAGGCATCCCTCGCTGGATGCAGGGTGTCGCGTTCCAGCCGCTCGGCTTCGACCCGCTCACCACGATCGAGGCGATTCTCTGCGAGGCCGACTGGGTCACCGACAAGACGGCCCGGACGCTCAAGGACAACGTCCTGTTCGACGCCTTCGCGTTCTACGACGGCATCGAAGGTTCGATTCTGTGCGCTGACGTCCCCCGCTTCGACGGCGACATCGAGATCAGGATGCCCGCGATGGTGTCCGAGCAGTTCGCCCTGGAGCTGATGATCGGCGCGAAGCGCACCCGGGCCATCAACAGCACCGAGGGCACCGGCTTCGGCACCGTCAACCCGAACTTCGTCGACGATGCCACCGTCATCCCTGGAGGCCCGTACCCGCCGCTTGAAGCCCTTGCGCTGCTCGAGCAGGCATCCGCCGACACGCACCACGGCGCCCAGTCGTACCTGCACGTCACCCCGAAGGGCATGTCCTTCCTCAACGGCTTCGAGCACGGCGAGCCCATCAACAATCGGTGGACCACCGCCCAAGGGCATGTCGTCATCGGTGACGCCGGCTACACCGGCCCGGAGCCGACAGCCAACGGTGGGGCGGTCGCCGCCGACGAGTGGTGGTACGTGTCCGGCCCGGTGTTCTGGGCCATGTCGCAGCCCATCCCTCTCGGCCTCCCGTTCGAGCGGATCGACTTCGCCACGAACCAGCTCACGAACATCCTCGAGGGCTACGGCCTCGTCGTGTTCGACCCGAACGGTGTCGTCGCTGTGCCAGTCGAGTACCCGACGCCCGTCCCGGCCTCCTGACCTGACTTGGTGACCGTCGACGTCATCATCCCGTGGCAGGCGCGCTGCCCGTACCGTCAGCTCGCCCTTGACTGGATCGAGAACGCCTACGACTCGCTGCTGTTCGACGTCGTCCTCGGCGAACTCGACCCCGACCGCGAGTGGTGCAAGGCCGACGCCGTCCGGGTCGCCCTGGACAAGTCGACCGCCGACTACATCGTCATCGCCGACGCCGACTGTTGGACGTTCCACCTCGGCACGGCGATCGACATGCTGCCCGACGTCCCCTGGGCGATGCCGTTCCGAGACGTCCACAGGCTGTCCCCGGAGGCCACCTCGGTCGCGCTGCAGACCGGCGAACTCACCGGCAAACTCCACCAACGCCCCTACCTCGGCGTCCCAGGCGGCGGCATGATGGCGCTCTCCAGGGAGAACTACGAACGCGTCCCCCTCGACCCACGGTTCCGCGGGTGGGGCCAAGAGGACGAATCGTGGGGCGCCGCCCTCGCCGCCGTGCTCGGCAAAGGGTGGCGTGGCACCGAGCCGCTCTACCATCTGTGGCACCCACCGCAGCCCCGCCAGAACCGTGCCGTCGGCTCCGAGGAGTCCCGCCATCTCCGCAACCTGTACCTCAAGGCGCGACGATTCCCGGATCAGATGGATGACCTCCTGACGGTGGCGCGAGCCGGAGGCTAGAGTCGGCGCATGGCTCTGGCAGTTGCGTGCGAAGCGTTCATCACGGCTGACGACATCACCTGTGATTGCGGCGACCGCACACCGGCCGAACTCGGCGAGATGATCGACCAGGCGTCGGACATCCTCGCAATCCTCACCGGTGGAAAGGTCTCAGGTCGATGCCAAGACGTCGTACGTCCTTGCGGTGGAGCACCATGTGGCTGCTTACGGCAGTCGTCGTGTGGGTGCTCTCCCATCGACCGGATCACGCTCGCCGGGCCGAACCCGTACATCGACGAGATCCTCATCGACGGCCTCAACTTCACGGAGTTTGCACTCGTCGACGAGGACCAGCTCATCCGAACGGATGGCCTCAACTGGCCCGGTGGTCAGAACCTCGCCACAGCGTCTTCTGAGGTCGGCACCTTCGAGATCACCTACACGCACGGCCTTGACATCCCGCAGCTCGCGAAGGATGCGTGCGCCGAGATCGTCTGCTCGTTCATCGCCTCCGGCCCACAGGACTCCCGCAAGTCGCACCCGAACACGCGTGGCATGTCGATCTCCGGTGTGCAGATCACACTCGAGCAGCAGGCGATGGAGATTCAGCGGCGCTCGTTCATGCTGCCGTTCGTGATCCGGCTCATCACCGTCTACGCCCCGAACGGACCGACCCCGTCGTTCGTGTACTCGCCCGAACTCGAAGACGGCTGGCGTCTGCACACGGTCACCCCGAACGGTTCGTGAAACGCTCCCGGATCAGGCCGGTGAGCAAGAAGCGCGCCGCCCAAGCCGAGGAGCGTGCCGCCTGCCGTCAGGCCGTCCTACTGCGCGACCGGGTGTGCCGCGGGCGCGGAGCCACGCGAGTCCAGTGCGCGGTGACGCCGTCCGAAGTCCACGAACTTGGGCGTGGTTCCTACCGTTCCTCCTGCTGGCTCGACCCGGAGCTGTGCATCGCTCTGTGCCGGCCGTGCCACCAGTGGGTCACCGAGCACCCCACCGAGGCGCAGGTGCTCGGGCTGGCTCTCGCGGGTTGGCAGGTCGAGCAACGACTGAATGAGGCCCGACAGTAGACATTGGGCCCCGCCAGGGGAGATGATGTGACGAACCCAGAACTCTCTGAAAGGACCTGGCGACATGGCCTCAGCACTTCCAGGCGCAGTTTGCGTCGGTCAGCACTCCGTCTGCATCATCCGTGCGGCGCAACTGACATCAACCTGCTACCCGGTGGGCGGCGTCGACTCGGGCATCGTCACGTCCGGCATCATCACGGCAACCGCCAGCCCCGAACTCCTCGACGGTCAGACGTTCGAGCAGATCGACGGTTGCGGCGACATCGCGTGGACGTACGAGACGCCCGCCCGAATCCGCAAGTACAACCTCACCGGTGAACTCACCTACTTCGACCACGAAGCGATGGAGATCCTCTTCGGTGGCGCCGTCATCGTCGGCGGTTCGACGTCGGACTTCGTCGGCGACTCGATCGGTTGGGCAGCCCCCAACTACACCGAGGTGGCCCCGGACCCGGTGTACGTCGAGTTCATCACCAAGGTGACCGCAGCCGGCGTCGGCGACTGCGCCCCGGGCGGCAACGTCCCGGTCGCTGTCGGCCACGTCTTCGGCAAGTCCCGCTTCACACCCGGTGACCGCACCTTCGCCGCTGAGGCCGCGACGATGGCGTTCACCGCCACGAACCAGGCCAACCCGAACCTGGGTGCCGGCCCCTGGCAGGACTTCCCGGGCGTCGGCGCGATGCCGAACAGCCCGTACTTCCAGGTGTCGTACAGCCAGGCCGAGTACGACGTGATCGTGGCAGCCGCAGCTTGCGGTTACCAGACGCTGCCGACCGGCTCCTGACCCACTCGCATCCCCAACTCCTGGGTTTCGCTCCCCAGAGGTTGGGGATGCGTCGCGTCTAGGATCACGTCATGGCCCTCCCCCACGAACGGTGCGCCCCCGGCGAAGTGTGCTGCACATCGCTGTTCGACGTCGCCTGCACCATCCGCGACGTCGCCATCGCCGCCGTCGAGGGCTGCTCGGTCGTCGACTGCGACCTGCCCGGCCTCGCCTCATACGTTTCGATGGGGCAGCAGATCGCCGACCCGGAAGCCGACTTCCTTGTCGTGTCGATGACGTCGATCGCGCCGGCGCCCAGCTCCGCGGACCGCACCGGCAACATGATCCAGCCGCTGTTCCGTGCCACGTTCCAGGTGAAGCTGCTCGAGACCGGATGGCCGCAGCCGTACGGTGACGGCGAGGAGATCCTGGTGCCGTCACCGATGCTGGTCGAGAACGTGACCCGTCACTCGATGGCCCACGGCGAGGCGATGTACCGGGCCCTCGGCAACGCCCTGACGAGGCGGATGCTCACGCCGGACCCGTCCTGCTTCCAGCGGATCGAGCCGCTGCAACCGATCGAGCCGTCCGGTGGCACCACGGGGTGGATCACCTTCATCACCGTGGACGCCTTCCAGTGAAAATCCAGATCCGCACCAAGATCGACGCAGGCCAACTGAAAAAGGCCATCGACCGCGCCGTCGCCCCGACCGTCATCCGCACTATGGAGAACGTCGGCAAAGACATGGTGCAAGAAGCGAACGACCTGATGGAGGAGCGGTTCGACATGCACCGTCCAAATCAGCGCCGCCGTTATCCGGGCTCGCGCCGGGCGATCACCGCTCTTGATTACTTCGTCGAAGTCGAGGGCGACCGCAGAGCCATCGGGTTCCGTGTCCTCGGTGGCAAAGACGTGCTCAACAGGATCGTCTTCCTCAACTGGGGGACCGATCCACACGAGATCAAGCCGTCCGGGGCGTGGCTGGGTGCTGGCGGCAGCACCCTCGCCGGGGGGCGGAACTTCGACAAGCTCTCGAAGGGCAGGGCGGCGGCGGCGAAGCCACCGCGGTCGTTGTCGCTGCGTGGCAGCCGATCGGGCAAGCTGGCGTTCCCGTATCCCGACGAGGACAGCCGATACCACGTCTTCGACCGCTCCGTCTTCCATCCGGGCAGCCACTGGGGTGACGGCTTCCTCGAGGTGGCTCAGAACGAAGCGGCCCGCAAACTCGATGGCGTGGTGATCAACTGACCTGTGGCATGATATGTCGATGGCAACAGCATCCAAGCCGTTCGACATCGACGCACTCATCGCCGATGACCTCGCGAAGGCAATCAAGGCAACGAAGTACAACCCCGTCACAGCGTTCGGCACGCAGTGGCGGGTGACCACCGAGCCGAACGTGTTCGCCGCCCTGGCCGGATCGTTCGGTGACATCGAGGCGCTCGTCTCGATGATCAGGAACATCATCCACCCCGACGAACGCGAGGACTTCCAGAAGGCACTCCTCAACGCCGAGGGGATGACCGCCGACGTGCTCATGAAGCTGCTCACCGGACTCATCGAGGCGGCGGGAGAACGCCCTACCAAGTCACCCTCCGGTTCCTCGCGAACCTCGACAGCGACGCGGGTCGCGAAGCCGAGATAAGGGGGCGTCTCGCTCTCACCGGGCGAGACATCGAGACATTCAGCCTGGCCGAATACCTTGACGCCTACTGGGCGATCATGCTCGAGGACGGCAAGGGCGGCATGAACGACTACGGCCTCTACCGTCAGCGTCTCACCGACATCATGTTCCACGGCAAGATGCCGGAACTGAGCCCGGAGGAGCAGGTGGCACAGACCGAGCAGGCCACGGGTGGCCCGCCACCGGAGTCGGCTCTCGACGAGGCCCGGGTCCTGTTCGAGCAGGCCAAGGCCCGCAAGGCCCAGACAATCGCGGCCGAGGAGACGCCAGACAAGTAGCATCGGCGGCGGTATGGCTGACAACCTCGGTGGAGGACCCACGATCAACGTAAATGTTGATGCGGACGGCGACTCTCTCGCGGAGGTACTTGGGCAAATAGTCGACAACTTCGGCGACGAACTGAACGCCCTGACGCGCAAGTTCAGCCGCGACTTGAAGTCAGCGTTCGGCGGCGGTGGCGGGGCGGCCGAGACGTTCGGCAAGCAGGGAGCCAGAAGCGTCAACAGGGTGGCCGAAGCCATTCACGACTTGACGAAGAACATCCACGCCACGGATTCGGCAACCAGAGGGTTCGGCCGGTCCTTGGACAACGCGTTGGACCCGGCGAGCTTCGACGGCTTCAAGGCGGCGTTGGAAGAGATTTTCAGGCTGCAGGCCAAGCTGGATCTCGGCCCGGGTGTCCTGGGTGAGGAGGCGTTCAGGAACATCGAGACCGAGTTGAAGCTGAGAAACGCAGCCCTGCTCGCCCAGCGGGTGGCCTTGTCGAACACCCAGAAAGCAGCGAACGAAGAGGCTGCGAACCGAGAGCGCAACGCCCGTCAAGTCTCCCGCACCGAAATCCAGGAGAGTCGCGCCGCCACATCCAGATTCGTCGTCGACGCCCAGACGCAGGCTGCCGCCGCCCGTGACGCTGCCCGCAAACGCGTGGCCTACGTCCAGGCGGCGACACGCGTCATCGCGACCCTCGAGCGTGGACTGTCGAACCTCTTCCGGCAGACCGCCCGGGTGTTCTCGTCGGCGTTCCGGTCAGCGGCTACCACTGTCAGCGGCATCGCGAACGGGATCGGTCGGGCGTTCACGCGCACCACCACCAACATCCGCAACTCGGTCACGAACTCGAACAGCGAAGTCTCGAGGAGCTACCGCAAGACGTTCGGCGACACCACGAACACGGTCCAGAACGAGACCCGCAAGCAGCAGTCGATCATCAACAACTTCGCTCGCGAGGCATCGTCGTCGATCGGCAGCATCCGCACCGGGGCCGGCCTCGGCCTGGGCGCAGCGATCGGCGGCATCCTCGGGGTCGGCGCAGCCAGGGCACTCCAGGGCGGCTTCCAGCGCGCCACCACGCTCGAGAACTCTGAACGGGCCCTCACGAAACTGCTGTCCAGCGCCGAGAGAGCGAAGGCGCTGCTCACCGAAGTCACCGACGTTGTCACCGGCACCCCGTTCCGCCTGGACCAGTTCGCTCAGGGCGCCACGCAGCTCCTCGCGTTCAACGTCGAAGCCGAGAAGATCCCCGAGGTACTGCGAACGATCGCCGACGCCTCGGCACTGTCGCTTGACCCTGACCAGACCGTCGACCGCCTCATCCGCACCTTCGGTCAGATCTCCGCTGCGGGCAAGCTGACCACCGAGGATCTCAACCAGCTCACCGAAGCCGGCGTCCCGGCATGGGCGCTGCTCGGCAACCAGATCGGCAAGACCGTTCCCGAGATGCGGAAGCTGGTCGAGGACGGCGCCATCCCGGCAACGCAGGCGATCGAACTGCTGCTCAACGGCATCCAGAACGGCACCGAAGGCGTCAACGACTCGACGGTCGCGTTCGCGGGCCTGTCGAAGGAACTCGGCGGGACCCTCAAGGGGTCGCTCGCCAACTTCAACACCGCCATCAGTCGCCTCGGCGCCAACGTCATCACCGCATTCCAGAAGCCACTGGTCGCAGCTCTCGGCGCCGGCACCGCCGCCATCGACCTGATCGGCTCTGCCCTCAAGCAGCTCGCGATCGCGGTCCAAGAGTCGCTCGTCGTTCAGACACTGCAGAGGGCGTTGGAGGGCTTGGCTGCCACGCTCAAGAACGCGAAGAACGCGGCCCAACCGTTCTTCGAGTTCCTCGCCGGTGGTGCCGCCCTGTTTGCTCAGGTCGCCGCCGGCCTGTTCGTGTTCCGGCGCATCCCGGCCATCTTGGGTGCGATCGCTCAGGCCGTCCGGGTCGTTCTGGCGCCGACCAATCTGCTCATCGCTGCCGGTGTCCTCATCGCCGGGTTCTTCCAGAACTTGTTCAGTCGAAGCCGGAGCTTGCGCGATGCTCTCGCCAACCTGGGTGACGCGCTCGGGCGGGTCGCCACCACCATTCGGGACATCGTCCGGGACTCGTTCGATGCGCTGTCCGGCGAGGTCAGCACCGGCACCGAGATCGTCGGAGGCTTCGCAGAGAAGGTCGTCAACGTCGTCGTCCCCGCGCTCGAGGCACTGACCGGCTTCATTGACACCAAAGTGCTCCCCCTGCTCCGTCGGTTCGCGGAGTTCATGCGAACCACCGTGGTCCCAGCCGTCGGGAGAAGGATTGTCCAGGGCGTCGAGATCGGCAAGGCAGCACTCGGCAAACTCCTTGACTTCATTCGCGGTCCGGTCGCGAAGGTGTTCGGCGAGTTCGTCAACTTCGTCCGAGTCGCCTTCGAGATCATCACGCAAGGCGGCACGACCCTCAGCGCCGACGGCTGGCTGGGCTACAACGGCCCCGTCGTCAAGGGTCTGTTCGCGATCCGCAAACTCCTCAAGCAGGTCGCCGAGTTCTTCCGGGCGGCAGTGACCATCTTGTGGAAGGGCGACGAGTACACCAAGGGCACCGGGTGGCTGTCCGAGGACGGCCTGGTGATCCGAGGTCTTGAACGGATTCGCTCGACGATGGAGTCGCTGGTCGACTTCGTCGGCAACAACCTTGTCCCGACGCTTGCTGGCGTCGGTGGAGCACTCGGCGTGTTCGCTCTCTCGGGCAGTCTTCCGCTCGCCGGGCTCGTCGGGTTGACCGTGGGTATCGCCGCGGCCCTGTCGAAAAAGAGCATTCGCGACGCACTCGTCAAGAACATCAGCGAGGGCATCGACCGAGCGAAGGATCTGTGGGACGACTTCATCGACAGCGGCGTCCTGGAGAAGGTCGGCGTCGGGGTGCTCAAGGTCACCCGGAAGATCGGTGAAGTCCTCGGCACGATCGTTTCCGACCCGCGGTTCATCGCTGCGCTTGGCGCCATCGCCGCAGCGGCCGTCGCTCTCGCCGGGTCGTTCATCCTCGGGCTCCTCCAGGGCATCGAAAGCAACCTTGGCGACCTGACTCGCGGTCTGATCCGGTTGCTGTCGAAGGCGTTCCAGTTCGCCGTCTCCGAATCGGTCAAGGACCCGAAGCTGGGGGCGCTGCTCGTCGGCCTCATCGCCGGTCCGCTCATCATCCGAAAGCTGGTGGCGGGAGCGAAACGGACCGGGGCGATCACGGCCGAGTCCTTCGGGACGGGCTTCGCCGCCAACGCCAACATTGCCGGTGTCGGCAACACCACGAGCGCGTTCTTCCGAACGCTCACCGGTGGCCCGGCAGCCATCCAGAAGATCGGCGCTCAGGCCGGCGACACGTACGCGAAGGCGTTCGCCACCAGGATTCGCCGCAACAACGACCTCATCAAAGCGATACGTGGCACGAACTTCCAGAACCCGCTGGGCCTCGACCCTGAGCAGGGCGCCCGAGGGCGGTTCACTGGCCGGCTCGCGCCGACCGAAGCGAACCTGCGAAAGCAGGAGAACGAGCTTCGCACCCTCGCGACCACCTACGGGAAAGCCAGCGTCGCGGGGGCGACGTTCCGGCTGGGCTTGCAGCAGATCGGACGTTCGCTCACCACGGAGGGACGCTCGCTCACCACGTTCAAGGACGGCCTCGCCAACCTCGGGCAGGGCTTGCGGGGAGCATCGTCGCAGCTTGGAACCAGCATCGGCATCATCGCCGGTGGAGCGTTCGCTGCGTCGTTCGTCGGCCAGGCGCTGTTCGACGTCGAGTCGACCGGCCAGCAGAAGTTGCAGTCAGCTCTCGGCCTCGTCGCCGTCGGTGCCGCCACCGGCTCCCAGTTCGGTGCGAAGGGTGCCGCCGTCGGCGCTGGCATCGGCGCTCTTGTCGCCGCGTACGGGTTCCTGACGACGAAGGTCGACGAGAACGCCGAAGCGTTCAAGCGGGCTGAGGAAGCAGTCGGGAACTACGCCGGGGCCCTCGGGAACCTCAAGGACCTCCGAGACGCAACCGATTTCCTCCCGGCAATCGGTGAGAACTTGGCGACCACCGACGTGTTCTCGGAGGGCTTCCGCAACGCATTGAAGGACGCCCCCGAGGTCGCTGCCACGCTGGACGACATCGGCTTCAAGTTTGAGCAGGTCGAGGACTTCCTCAACGGGCGCACCACCGGCGGCGTCTTCTTCGCTGGCGTCAGGAACCAGCTCAAGGGCGCCAACATCGAGGGCGACCAGTTCAACGACACCATCGAGTTCATCGAGGATCAGCTCGGCGGATACCGACTCGCATTCGAGACCGAAGCCTCCACCCGCAACATCTTCTCGTCGACGACGTTGTCCGCCGAGGAAACGGCCGGGGCTGTCGATGTCGCCAAGACGGCCACTCAGGCGTTCAAGGACAAGGTCGCCGAACTCAACGAGGCTCGACTTGACGGATTCCGCAGCCGGGTCGACGAGGCCAGGACCCTCCTCGACGAAGCGGGACGAGCCGCCGACACCGCCAAAGAGAAGCTGCGCCAGTTCCTTTCGGGCGAGACCGAAGAGGTCGGATTCCAGGAGCAGGTCAACAACGCAATCATCGGCGTCGGCAACATCGCTGCTGGCTTGGACGGCCTTGACCTCAACCTCGTCAAGGACAAGGCGACGTTCGACAATCAGGTGCTCGAGGTGCAGCGCCAGGTCGGAAGCCTCCTCGCTGACGCCCCCGAGGGAACGGACCTCGTCGCCCTCCTCCAGCCGTTGCGCGACTCCATCAGCGAGGAGAACCTGCCGACAGAACTAGCCACTGCCCTCCAGGGCGGGATCGACGCGGCTCTCACCGCCGCCCAGAGCCAGCCGGGGCAATCGCTGTTCCAGACGCTGTTCACCCAGGAGAGCCTGGAAGCGGACGCAGCAGCGGAGGTCGAAAGAACCAAGGCCGCTCTCGCCACGGCGCTCGAGCAGAACCCGCTGGACGTCCCGTTGATCCTCGCAGCGGCCACGCAAGCGTTCGAGGATGCCGGAGCCGACTCGTCCGCTGGCTACGTGGAGGGGTTCGACACCGAAGAGATGGCTGCGGTCGCCAAGAAGGGAGCGGACGACGCTCTCGCTGCTGCCAGGACTGCGCTCGGCATCGCGTCGCCGTCGCTGCAGTTCGAGATCATCGGCGGGTTCGCGACTCTCGGGTTCATCAAGGGCCTCGGGAACAACCTTGACCTCGTCGAAGAGGCCGGAGCGTCGTTGAAGGACGCCGCCATCAAGGGCATCGACCCGGAGACCCAGGGTGAGTACCTTGCGTTCCTCGACGCCGGACGCGACTCCGGGTACGCATTCGGTGACGGCACCGCGAACGTCGGGGTAGTCGCATCGCTGTACGACCGTGGCCGACAGTTGGTGAAGGCCGTACTGCACGGCATCGACCCGGAGACAGACGGCGAGTACCTTGCGTTCTTCGACGCCGGCAAGAACGCCGGGTACGCGTTCGCTTCGGGCCTCAGCCGCTCGAAGGAAGTCATCGCCGCAGCGGGGCGCTCCGCGGCGAAGGCCGCATCGGACGCCATCAAGAGCGAGCTGGACATCAACTCGCCATCCAAGGTGATGGAAGACCTCGGACGCGGGACGATGGCAGGGTTCGCGAAGGGCATCACCGAATCGGCGGCACTCGTGTCGGACGCTGCCACCGGCGCCGTCCAGGGCGCGCTCGACGCCGCCAACTCCGACGTCAACGTCAACTTCTCCGGGGGCACCGCCCAGTCCGTCGCCTCCCGCTACTCGGCAACCGCCGACACCGTCCCGTACGGCGCAGCGAACATGAAGGCCATGACCGACGCCGACATCCAGTC